CTTATTACCTATTTCTTCCTCCACGTAATCTTCAACTTTAGTTAATATATCCAGCATCTTATCTTTTATTACATCCATTATGGACTTTTCGCCTGTGTCCCATCCTCTCCATTGCTCGTCATCTTTTTGCACTAACCCAGATACTGCTTTATCTTTTGACATCATGTCGAATCTTCTTTCATCAGTTGCAGCAAATGTTTGTCTTGCAGTTTCGGCAGCTCGTTTCGCATCTGCCGCTTTTAGTATTTTCATTTCTTCCTCGGAAGTACCAAACAATTGAGATGCCATATAAAGAGGTAATAGTGCAGTATTTAATCCTCGTAAAAATGCACCTATTTTCCCCATCATTCCTTCTGCTACACTTAATTCTGCAGCGGTAACATATACACCTTGTTTATTTTGAAATAGTTGTTCTGGCTTTGGTATACTTGAAGGTGCCGCTGTTCCTCCAGGTCCAGCTATTCTAGGAGTTTCGGGACTTGCTAGAGCCGGGTTACCGCTCATAGGTTGACCCACAGGAACTGCTGCAGATGACGGTGTTGTACTAGGCGAGGCAGATGCAGGTGTTGTAGTAGCCGGAGAACTTCTCCATGATTTTATTTTTTCCCACAAATCTCCTAATAATCCAAAAATTCTAGTTATTGCTGCAGCAATACCTTGAACAACTTTTTCAATAGCAAGTCCAATACCTAATACTATTTTATCAAGCAATTCTTTAAATAAAGTTTTTAATGCTCCGCCAAATAATGTTATACCTGCGGAAAATGCAGCTGCAAGAATAGATGCAAGTCCAATACCTAATTTAGATAAAAATCCCCCACCTCCCTCACTATCAGATCCTGCTATATTAATTTTATCTGCAATTGCTTGTGCCAATAATTCTCGTTCTTTTGCTCTTGCAGGATCTTCATATTGTTTTTTAATAAAACTAATATCTACTCTAGTTAATTCCGAAATATCTCTAATAGCAGAAGTATCATCCATCATTTTTTGTTGATATTTGGATGGACCAAATAATTTATTCATAGCATTTTTAAAAAAGCCTTTTTGTTCCGAATCTTTATCTCCTATTTTTGATCTACTGGAAAATCCAGGAGTTTGTTGCTTTTGAAAATATTTTCGTATTTCCGAAAAACCTTTACCGTTTCCCTCAAAAAGCTTTTTCTGAGAATCTTGTATATCTTTTCTCAAATTGCCATATTCTTTTTGTTGCTTTGATATAGCATCAGTTAACTTTTCAAGCACTTTGGTTTGTGCTTTTAGTTTATTAGTTTGCTCGAGAGATGCACTTAATAGTGCTCTATCTCCTGCAGTTAATCCATCTGGGTTTTGAGGTAGTGCCATAGTTATTTCTTAAATTGTTTTTGTTGTTTTATCTTCTCATTTTCTTCAGTGATATAATTAATTAGCATAGTAACGTAAATATCTCTTTCCCACGGAATCATATTTTCTATTTCAGTTAATGAATAATGATGATGTTGCATTAAAGAAAAATTTAACTTAAAATAGTTAAGAAGACCCTCATGCGAAAGAGTTAGACGAAAAAATTTTGTAGTCCCTCCAAATTCAATTCATTTTCTGCACCACACGCATCGCATTTTTGTTCTATGTGTTGTACAACTTTAGGCATAGTTAAGAAAAATTGTTCTAATTTACTAAATTGATCTTTTGAAAAACTATTTACAAATTCTACAAGTTCTTCTTTGGTATATTCATCATATACTTCTTCTTCGGTATATACTGCACTAATACAGCTACATAACATATCAACAATACTTTCCGATTTAAAATTTTGATAAATTTCCATCATTTCATCAAACCTAGGATATCTCATTTCTAAAATAATTTTATCGGTGATATTAATTTTTTTACTATGGCTTGCGTCTTTTTTAACTATTGCATTTGTTATATCTAATTCAAAATTAATCTTATTTTCGCAACTATTACATTGTAATGTTAAGTTTGCAATCTCGCCTATAGATTTTGCTCTCATATTTAAAAAGATATACTCAATATCAAAATTAGATAATTCTAATATTTTTAATTTATTATATGTACACACATCCACAAGTTCAGAAATTATACGATGTATTTCTTCATTATCTGATTCCAATCCTGTTAATAATACTTTATATTCTTTAACAAGAAACGGTCTGTATTTAATTTTTTCTCCGGTTGACGGTAATATCAATTCATAAGAAGGGGTTTCTAATTTAGGTAAAGCCATAATTTCTCCAATTTAGATTGTTCATCTATTGCTTGCGCATCTCCTGATAAATCCATTTGATTTTCTCTATATCTAGTTTCATTCAATCTATTATTAATTGCTTCTCCGGTACTAGGATAAACCATGCCTTCTGTTTTTCTGTGTATCGGTGCCCATCTTCTATAGGAAAATGTTACATTTAATTTGTGTACTTGATTTTGAGCACTATTATTTAATTCGAGTAAAGCAACACTTCTAGGAAATGCATCTTCAAGTAATACGGAATAAACAGTTTTATCTTTTTGATCCAATTGATTAATTTGCACGGTTGTTACATATGTCTGTTGATAGTAAACAAAATACTGAAAAGGATCTATAATCTTACTCATCCAACTATCAAACAAACCCTTTACGTCCATTTTTTGATCTAGCAAAAATGTCATAGTAATACCTTCACCTCCGTAATCTACGGATACTGGTCTTTGATATGCTGGTCCTTGTATTCGTTGTGTTTTCACACCTATTGTTTGCATTGGTAAATTAGTTGATTCGCAAAATAAGCTAAGTAATTTTGCGTCATTTGTAGAATACTTATTATTCGTTAGAGCAGGAGGTAGATTAATTAAAACCTCAAATCTATTTGGTCTTGCTAAACCGCCCGTTCTTACTTGAGCTTGAAAATTCTTTAGAGAAAAATTTGCCATTTAATATCCGTATTTTTGTTTTGTGTCTTTCCAGACTTTATCTTTTTTGGCTTTTTTAAAGTTCTCAACAGGTAACATGGATGCAGTAATCCAATCTGAAAAATTAATTTTTAAAAATCTTGTTCTAATATGATTACTTAAATAGTGTTTTACGCAAGCTGTTGCTGGAGCATATTTTGCTGAGCTATTTAATAATCTCCATGATAAATCTATTTTTGTCTTTTCGTCAATTGGTCGAGTATTAAGTTTACTTAATTCCCCCAATAAATTAAATCTAGCAAGGTAAGGTAGATAATGAAGGTTAATACCCAAGAACCCATCTGGCACTTTACTAAAAGGCAATACTAATGGCATTATATCATAATACGGTAGTGTGTCTTTATGTTTAGGATCATACATAAACAAGTACATTTCTCCAGGAACAATATTATTTGTTAGTTGTTTTTGTCCCAGCATTTGAGTACCGGAAACACTTGATCCTAGATTCCTAACTTGATCTCTATACCATTGATACGATTTTTTCGTATCTCCAGCTTTCATACTAACAGCTTTAAAAATATCTTCAGCCATTTACGAGTCCTAAATCTTTTTCGGTTATTATCATGAATTTCATATTTCTATCCTGGCAAAATTCAAATGCTGCTTTCCATTTAGCTTCATTTACTCCGTATTGGAATACCTCATTTATAAAATTCTTTGTCTTTTTAGCGGGTATTGCTGGAGGTTTTGTAAAACGCTCAGGCTTAATTTCTATTAGATATTTTTGAATTGCCCCATTTTTATTCTTTACTTTAATATAGAAATCTACAAAGTATCGATGCACCTTTTTATCTATAGGAGAGATGTAGGGCACAATTACAGTCTCTGATCCCCATTCTATAATAGATGGGTTCATATCGCACCACTTCATGAACCGCAATTCCCATAAAGAACGATATACAATATTATCCATATCCCCTTTATATTTCAGAGGATTCTTGGTTCTAAATTTGCCTTTGTAAGTTTTGGTGTATACCATTTGCTATAAATAATTAATATCCACAATATTTATTACAGAAAATATGAGTCAATCTCAATTTACTCCCCCAACAGACGTAGTTTCTGAAAAAAGAAAAAAATTCGAAGCTAAGTATATAAACACTGACCAACAGCGGGGGTATACTATTGGGACGTTAGAATATCCTGAGGGGCTAAGAGTTAAACCCGATCTACAAAATTACGTTGCTTTTTACATCAATGTTCGAGATAGAGCTACTGGCGGAAAGGGTGAGAAAAATAGAGACTATTATGTTAGCGACAGAGAACAATCAAGACTAGATGCAATAAACAGAAACAATATCAGTGTGGCGAAAGCTGAAGCTGGAGCAAAAACGGTTGCAGATAACGTAGGAAAATTAGTTTTAGCGGGCGGAGTGTTATCTGGTATTGCGACAGGATTTTCAGCAAAAGGTGCAGCAAAAACTTTACTTGCTGCAGGTGCTGCAAGAATAGCAGTTGAGATGTATAAATCGACTCCTTCTGCACAATTTGCATCCGGTAGTACATCTAGATTAAAAGAAGTAATAACATTACACATAGAAGATAAACCTAGTGTCAAATACGGAGCAAATTATTCCGACAAGGAATTAGGAGCTCTTACTGGAGGACTAGTTGAGGGATCTTTTGCACAGGCAAACGGAACCTTAAAAGATATGGTTCCAGAATTGCAACAAAGAATACTTGCAGGGTTAATAAAACTACCTTCTCTAAATCCTGGCGGTGGCGGTACATTGGATAATCTATTACAATTATCAACAAAAACTAGAACCAATCCTTTTAGAGAAGTATTATTTGAATC